GAACTTGTCCAACCCCTAGTACCCCACGCTATGGAGGCATTCATGGACTTTCGTGTAAACGCGATGCAGTTGACGGGACCCGAAATTGAAGCTATAAACTCTGGGAAGGAGATTGAATCTCCAGGTGAAAGGAGAGAATTTCTAGAAAAATTAAAACGGTTAAAAATTAAATGTCCTTAAAATACAACAAACACTATGTTCGCTATTACTGCATCCCCCACATGGTTCGCCAAAACTGACGACTTCAAAAAGATTGGCAAGAAAATCCAAAAACAACGAAAGACCGAGGTAGACAAAATTAAGGACAAGATTGGTGACATCGCTCGTGAAGAGCGCAAGCGTGTTCAAGAAATGTTCAAGGAACACCAAGATGTTATCAAGAAGGAGGAAAAGAAAACGAAGAAGAAGAAGAGTAACGCTAAAGAGATCGATCTTTACGAAAAGTGATCCAAATAGCAATTCCAACGAGTAGAGCCGCGAGTGGTGTTCCGTTGAACCTCTCCGCTAATAAAGCACATATCACACTGTATTGAACTACCCGTATCTCCTGTCGTGTTTTAATCATAGACCGTTTCATCGCTGCTCTCGACCTCTCAAGGCCGAGAACAGTCGAATTTATTTTTCCAATTTTAGATGGAATTTCTGTCGTGTTCATAATGATTTCACTTATATCGAGACTCTCTAAAAACTGCTCTTGAATCATTGGTTCCAGGTATGTGAAATAATCAAAATCTGGATCGAGTTGAAGACATATCCCCTCAATTAGGGAAAATGATTTAGCTAAATATACAAAACTTGTTGGTACAACAAATGGTTTTTCCATTGCAAGTTCAGCCGCAAGCTCGTCGTTCATGATAGCACCACCATCTAGGGTTTCTAAATACCCCAAGATGGTTTCAAAAAATACTTCAATATCACTGACGTCTGAAGATGTTGGTACAATGACACCTAACTTGATTAATATTTGAACAATACCCTTTGTGTCTCGTTTTATAATACACCCGAATAAGTCCGAGAAACCCTGTTTTAGTTCATCATCCAACTCAATCAATAAACCAAAATCGTAAAACACTAATTTCCCATCTTTGGAAATAGCCAAGTTACCCGGATGTGGATCACCATGAAATAATCCACTGTCCATAGTTTGGATCACATATGAATTAACGAGTGCCTCACACACTTTCTTCCGATTGATTTTCTTATTTCTGATCTCGGTGATTTTATCAGCTTCTACATATTCCATCACAATCATATCATCGGTACAATACTTCTTGTACACATATGGAACTTTTATCCAATCAATCCCTTTCAAACTTCTTCTAAACTTAATCGCATTTTCAACTTCCTGTCTGTAATCAGCCTCTCCAAGAAGATACTCTATAGAGTCATTAAGGACAAAGTTAGAACTAGAACCAGTATCTATACCAATAGACTGAATAAAGTCGAGAATCTTCTTGACATTGTTTGTGTCAGATTTCATAGTCTCGAGAATATCGGGTCTTTTTAATTTTACAACAACCTTTTTACCATTTTTTAAGGTAGCTTTGTGAACCTGTCCAATACTGGCCGATTTAAATGGAATCTCGTCAAAATCTTTGAATATATCTCTATTTACAACATCTTTTACAAGGTTAAAATCAAATGGTGGTACATTATCTTGGAGAGATTCAAGTTCTTTGGTAAACTCTGGTGGATAGAGGTCTCCTCGTGTGGACGCTATCTGTCCTAATTTTACAAATGTCGGGCCAAGGTCTAGAAGTTCACTTTTTGTCCATCGACCGAGCTCAGCTTTATCCTCAGTAAAACGTTCCTTCCATAAATATTTAGCTGCGAATTTCCATGTTTTTACCTTTTGATTTGGCGCCAACTTGACAGGTGGCACCTTCATATTGGCTTGACTGAGTATACTCAACATATCCTACATTACCCTTAGGATTTTTTCTATAAGCTAAATATAGAATGAAGATTCATATCGTCGGAGCTGGTCCAACAGGAATGTCCCTTGCATGGGAAATACTCAGATCAGGGGATCATGATGTGACCATATACGATAGGAAGATATCAGCTGGTGGTTCTTGGTGGGAACCTAGTGTAGAATCACGAGATCTTCATGCACATAGAATCGTTTTCGATAAGGCGTTCATCAACACACAATCATTATTTTCTGAAATGAACATCGACTGGAACGAAATATTTCAACCAGTTGAAAAGAAAAAACATTTAAACTTTGCTTTAAAATCCTTAAGTGTAAAAGATTATGGAATTTTGATTTCTCTTTTTTCTCGAGTACTCACACACCCAGAAAAGTATAAAGGTATATCTCTGAAAGAAGCTGTAGGACCTTTAAGTGAAAAGGGTCAAAAATATATCGAACATTTTCCATTGATAATGGATGGGGTTACATGGGATGTCATGACAGCGTACGAGTTTGTAAAAAATTTAGACCACACCACACTTTCGCAAATGTACACACAGAAAGTATCGGGTAAAGTGATGTGTGACGCGATGGAACAGGCTCTCATGGACGCCGGTGCCAATTTTGTATTCGGTGTGGAGTTAAAAGATGTTGAGTACGGTGAAGACGCATTCGTGGCAACATTCACAGACGAAAAGATTATAGATGATGGAATGCTCTTTTTGTGTCTTGATAATAGCCCAGCTTTGAATTTTTTGAATGATAATTGGGGACCGGATGCACTTAAGAAGGTTCAAGGAAGTACATATGGAGCTATCAACGTATTATTAGATTATGAGGAACCGATCGATTTAAAAACCGATCTTCAAATTGCAACAGAAACTCGATGGAATTTACAACCCAAGGTCTTATACGGTACCAATACAATTTCGTGTGTCATATGTGACCTTAACGAAGAAGTGTTAGGTTCCGACCCAGATGTCATAAAATATGAAGTCCTAAAACAACTCGGCTTACCAGAACCTCTCGATATACGAATCGGTTGGGGGGCTGATTGGGAACTGGAAGAAAAGAAGTGGTCATTTTCACAATCATCCGGTGTTCTCAGTCTTCATGGACAACTTCCATTCTTTGGTAAATGTTCTAAAGTTGCGATGTGTGGTATGATGTCTCCTCGTGAAACTCCATACTCGAGTATTGAAGCCGGTGTCGAAGTGTCACGACTCTTGAGTAACAGATGTTTTGGTACACGACGACCACTCAAACCTCTACTTCTTACCCAGGTACTCTTACTTATTTTAGTTTTACTTATAGTTTTAGTTTTAGTATACCGTAACAGAAATCGATGAAGTTTGTAGCTACAATTCATGAACCCATGTTTGATTTCAATGATAAAAAGTACATCCGTTATATAATTCCCGCAAAAGTATCGGAAATTATAGAACGAATACATATAAATAAATGGCGATTACTCATGAATGAAAATATAGATAATCCGATCGATGGTAATATTCTAACAGTAAAGGTGCCATTCCGTTATAGGAGAGTGATGTGTGACGTGAGGGGACGTCCTATTCAGTCTCTAATGAGGGGTGACGAAGTTGAAGTTGAAATAGACTTCAAGGGTGTATGGAATGTTGGTAATCACTCGGGATTTTCTTGGATACTCTCCAGCTCTTTTACTTCTTGAGTGTTCTCAGGATCATTGGGAAGATCGATGGTTTTAAGACCACCCTTTTTAAAATTCATAAACGTGTTAAGTACACCCTGGAGACGAAAAACCTCTTGGGTTAACTGTTCGATGTTCATTTGAACTTGTTTAATATTTTCATCAATATCTACGGTAGGCATTTTACTCAATTAAAGTTTATCACCTTTAACTAAGTAATTCATGACAGTTCTCACTAGGACCGGATACCTGATAGATTCGGGTCCAATCCAAGAAATTAAAAAAGAATTAACGGTAAGACCCATCGTGAATGGAGACTTTGGATTTCCTCCACCGCCTTTCAAAGTTTTCAAACCAGCTAAGAATGGAATCTGCGTTCCCAGATTCTATGGAACTTCTAAACTTGGAGAACCTAAACATGACAAACGACCAGAACCAACTAAAATTACCACCCGATTTTCAGGACAACTTCGTGACGCCACACACCAAAACGAGGCATTCGGAGCAGCTATTAAAGCAGGGCATGGCGTCCTTTCTTTACCGTGTGGCTATGGCAAAACGACGGTATCCTTGGCCATAGCTTCTAAACTTGGGTATCGCACCATGATTATTGTACATAAACAGTTTCTAGCGGACCAATGGCGAGAACGTATTAAGCAGTTCTGTCCAGGTGCTACGATTGGCGTCGTACAACAAAATAAAAAAGAAGTTGAGTGTGATTTTGTCATCGCTATGCTTCAGTCCCTCTCACTGAAAGAGTATTCATTTTCAGATTTTGAAAGTATAGGAACTGTCATAGTAGACGAGGCACACCATATATGTGCCAAGGTTTTCAGTCAGTCCCTGTTTAAACTATGTCCTCGTCATATTTACGGTCTTTCAGCGACGCCTGAACGAAAAGATGGTCTCACAAAGGTTCTTCACTGGTTCATGGGACCTACATTTTTCGCGGTGGAACGAAAAAATCAGGAACAAGTGGAAGTATTCCCAGTTACGTTTGATTCTCCAAATTATAGAAACCCACCACCATCTATGCGAAACGGAAAGATTTCGATGCCTAACATGATCACAGAACTCGTTGAAGATAGAACTAGGAACAAAATGTTAGTCGAATTAGTAAAAAAGGCATCAGTGGGTACCCGTCAACTTCTAGTACTCAGTGATCGTCGTTTTCACTGTGAATTTCTCCACCAGTGCTTTCCAAAGACGTCTGGACTCTATATGGGTGGTATGAAAGAAGCCCAGCTTCAGGAATCTTCAAAGAAGAAGATTATTTTTGCAACCTTTAGCCAGGCCCATGAAGGTCTCGACATCCCAACACTCGATACTGTTATTTTAGCGAGTCCCAAGTCGGATATTACACAGAGTATTGGACGAATTATGAGAGAAACGAAGGGAAAGAAGAATGAACCACATATTTATGATGTTCACGATCCGTGGTCGGTCTTTACAGCCATGTATTACAAACGAATGAAAGTGTATCGTCAAGGCGGTTTCAAAGTCCACGGGAATCACGTCGAAGAGAGTAAGAACGAATTCCCTCAGGGAAAGTGTCTGTTTTTATAATCTGACCATCTATTAAATGTCGGGTGCATTAATACAACTAGTCTCTAAAGGAGTTCAAGATGTGTATCTTACGAGTGACGAAGGACATTCATTCTTTCGTATGAAATTTACAAGGCACACAAACTTTTCTCAAGCTCCAAAGTTTATTAAAACTGTTCACTCGAATGACACCTCAATTACGATTCCCGTTTTGGGAGATGTTATCAACGGACTTTGGTTTGAATCGAGTGATACGAGTAATGCCAATATAGCATCTAATTTGTTTCACAATTCTACACTTGATTTATACGTGGGTGGTCAAAAGGTTGATTCTCAACACTATGATTACTTCGCTGAGATATGGCCCAATTATTTAGCCGACACATACAACAAA